CAGCAAATGTTTGATCACATGACTAATCTTATGTGGATTAAACTAACACTCAATAAGAACGCAAGTTATAATCGTATAGTTAATATTGATCAAATCAAAACTATTAAATATAGCATCAAAACATTAAGAGGTAGTATTAGACTCTTTGATATTTTTAATGAGCATGAATGTGAAGTGGCCAGCAAAGTTCTTAGAAGGGCCAATCTTTTTAAAGACGATGAGCACTATATGGTTATGCGAGTTAAAACTTTCTTAAGTACGCTAGATCTATTCTTATCAGAAAACAACACAACTGAGATTTTCAATATTATTAATCCAATAATTTCAGTTGCAGAACAGTATGAGTCTGATGATCCTGAGATGCTCTTAATAGCTGACAAAAAGTCAGATATATAAATAAAAATAAGAGGTCTTAGACTCCAATTTAATGGTAACGAATTTTACAGCTACTGAAATCGGTGATTATATGTTTGCTAAGCTAGTTGAACCTTATGAAGGTGTAACTAAAGTCTTAAGCTGGAATATAATTGCAGGTGTTTCATCACCAACAACCGTTGGTACACTGGCGCTTGTTAACGGAGATACTAATGTAGTAGGTACTGGTACAAACTTAGACTTACAATCGGGTGATCAGATTATTGTAGCTAATTACATTTTAACAGTAGATCAAGTTTTAAGCCCTAATGGTTTTACAATCGTAGAGCCTGCACCATTTTCTGCAGCCGCAATTAAATTCTATAAAGTACCTAACCCTAACAATTATTTTACGTACTCTTATAGATGGTCTCAAGAGGGTTCAAGCTCAGATGGTGGTCAAATGTCACCACTCTACTCTTTAAATATTGGCTCTGGTCCACAAGATCTTTTAGGTCAAACGTTTGATCCATCTAAGCCACTTTGGATTGATGTAAAAGCCGAAGTTAGTGCTCTAAGTGACTACAATTCAGTTACACTCTTAAGTGTTACTTTTGAATTAGAAACCGAGAACGGTACGATTGAATCTTGTCCTCAATTCTGTGGTGATTGTTCAGATCCATGGGCAATGAGCGGATGTGCAAACATTGTTATAGATTGCGAAGACGATATTTACAACCCATATAATCTTCAAAGACCAAGGGATACTTATAGAGAAATCAGTGAATTGGCTTCAGAAATGTGGGGTCACCAAGTTAGATACTTTAGAGTTGAGCCAGATCAAAGATCCAGAGACGTGGTCTTAATGGAGTATTCACTCTATAATGTAATGGAAGAAAAGCAACTTAAAATAGTTGTACCAGACAATGCAATGCCAACTCAAGAATTCAGCTTTGATATTTTTGGCATGGGCTTTGAAGACTTTGAGGTTCACATTACTAAAGGACAATTTAACACCGCATTTGGTTTAGGTAAAAGTCCAAGAAGTAGAGACTACTTATATTTCCCTCTAATGAACAGAATGTATGAAGTGCGTTCAGTTTCATTTGCAGATGAGTTCAATATGGATATGACATATTGGAGAGTAATGCTGACCAAATATGAAGAAAGAACTAGCTCAATCCACAATGATAGCCAAGTTGAACAGGCAGTTGATGATTTGGTGACAGGTATTGAAGAAGTTTTCGGTGAAGAGATTCAAGAAGAATTTGATAAGGTTACTAAGCCTCAACAATATCAAACCGTATTTAGTGAAGTTGGTGATGGCATTAGATATAAGATTCACAATGGATTAGTAATTAAAGACACTCAAATTAGAAATAAGTGGACTGTAGTTGCTAAGAACGTATACGACTTAAGTTCTATTAAAGATCAAGGTTTAAATGCCCTAACCTATAAAAGAAAGTCACAACTATCAACTTCTGAAAACTTAGCCATTACGTTATGGTTTAGGCCAAGTCTAGTTGACGGTACGGATTTGCCATTGATTACTTCATATAACAATAACAAGGGGCTTGCTATTAATACAACCCATGATACATTAAGCGTTAAGATCAATAACGATACACACTCATTTACTTATAGTAATAACTTAGAAGCTGGTGTGTGGTATGGTCTAATATTTAACCTTAACAATCAATATAATGCAGTGACAGCAAACGTTTATAGATTAGATCCACTGAGTAACTGGCAAAATGGCCAAACGGTACAAGATACTATGACTTCGGCTCTCACAGGAACTGTAAGTAATATTATGCCATATGGTTGGACAGGTGATACTCAATGGTCATTAATGCCAAGTAAAGTTGAGATGACTAATATTAGACTCTTCTCAAGAACCATTGAACAAGAGCAACACTTTAATGTACTCCAACAATATGTGGTTAGAGATAGTCAATATGCTAAGATCGTCGATAACGCAGTCCCTTCTATTCAATTAAGACGCTATAATCAAGCCAGATAATTTAAGGCCTTATTAAGCCTCGAGGATTTGGTAGATATATAGATTATATTATAATATTATGAGCGAAGATAATAAGAAAAGTATTTCTGAACAAGCTGACGAAATCAGAAAAGAGTTAGACGCTCTTATAGGCGAAGGCCAACTTGATGTTGAAACTGATCCATCTGATTTACCCGTAACTCAAAGGGAAACTAGTCTTGCACCGGTAAACTACACTGAAATAAAAAGTCAATCAACGACTAAGGCTAAAAAGACTATTACTAGTCTAATGAAATTCTATCTCGATGCAGATATTATTGAGAAGGACGAATATATTCAAGCTAAAAAGAAGATGGACGAGATGACGATGAGTTCATTGATCTATCAATTACAGGCTGGTGAAAGAGCCTTAACTACTCTACTTGAAACTATCGAAGGTGGTGAATTGGCACCAAGAATGTTCGAGGTCTTGGCAACACTTCAAAAGTCAATGCTTGACATTATTAAGTCACAGACAATGTACTTGATGGCGGCCGAAGAATCAACAAAGAGAATCGCACGTGACATTGAAATCTATAAAAAGAGAGATGATACTCGTGAAATCGAAGAGAGTGGCGGTAGCACAGAAAACAAAAATATTCAAAGAGGTACAAAAGACTTAATGGCCGCAATTCAAGCAGGTATTAAAAGCGGTGATGACGACATTACAGATGTTGACATAGAAGAGAATACAGATGAGTGATTACGTAGGAGATAATAAGTGGATTCCAAAAGAAGATGGGGGTCAAGCCTCATCTGACAGAATTGTTTGGTCAACCAAGCAAGTTAATGATCTGCTTCTTGCCCTAGATCAAGGTTATAAACCTAAAGTTGCCATGCCATTTTATGAAGGTAAGCAATTCTTAAGAAAGGGTAATATTGTCTTTGAATATACCGATGATGAAATTCAGGAGCTGGCTAGATGTGCCAGCGATATAGTCTATTTTGCTGAAAAATATGCAGTTGTAATGACTGATGAAGGTATTCAACGAGTTAAGCTTAGAGAATATCAAAAAAGAATGTTAAGAAACTTTCAGCATGAAAGATTTAATATTGTTTTGGCATCTCGACAAATGGGTAAAACGGTAACGGCCTCGATTTTCAATGCGTGGTACCTAACGTTTAACACAGATAAGAATACACTACTACTTGCAAACAAATCTGATTCAACTAAAGAGATTATTGATAAGGCTAAAGTTGTAGTTGAAAACCTACCATTCTTTATGAAACCTGGGATCATTAAATATGACGTTATGAATGTGCGTTGTGATAATGGTTGTAGACTAGTTGGTCAGTCAACAACAGCGAAGGCTGGTATTGGTTTTACAATTCACAACTTGTATTTGGATGAGTTTGCACACATTCACCATTCAATAGTTGACACTTTTTATGAAAACGTTTATCCAACGCTTTCAGCTTCCAAGGTTTCAAGAATTACAATCACATCAACCCCAAATGGCTTTAACAAGTTCTACCAAATATACTCCGCAGCAGATCGCGGTGATAATGAATATCATGCTATGCGTATCGACTGGTGGGAACATCCTGACAGAGACGATGCATGGTACGACAGAGAACTCAAAAACTTAGGTTCAATTGAGGCCTTTAATCGTCAATATGGTAATGAGTTTGTTAGTTCGTCTAATCTACTATTAGATCCAGCTGATATGAAGAAAATGCGTAAGCGTATGAAAAAATATGTTTGGCATGACTTTGATGAGTTTGACTATATTTCAATTGACACCAAAGACAATTTATTTTGGGATCCTGATTTTGACATAGATACGTGCAAAGATGCTGAAAACTTTTGGCTTTTCTCGGTTGATATTGCCGAAGGTAACGGTGGTGATTACTCAGTGATTAATATGTTCAAAGTTTCACCAATGAACGTAAAAGAAATAGAGAACGTAGTTAATCCCGGTGCAATGTACGACTTCTTTAAATTAGAACAAGTTGGAGTCTTTAGATCTAATAGCCATGTTATTGAAGATTTTGCTAAAGTACTCTATACCTTATCATGTGACATCTTTAACCCAGAAAACGTAAAGATGATTGTAGAATACAATACGTATGGTACAGTGCTCTTTAACTATCTAAGACAAGTCTTTCCACAAAGAAATGATTTTGATGATGAAACGGTAGTTAGATTTAGACATCGTCACGATGCCAGAACCTTAAAGCCAGGAATAAAGCTTAAGGCTGACAATAAAGCAATTTTCTGCCAGAATTTTGCTAAACTTTACAAGATAAATAGATTAGATTTGACAGAGGAATCGACAGTGACTGAAGCGAGTCTATTTGGTACTTTACCAAATGGTAGTTATGGAGCGCAGATGGGGAATGATGATACGATAATGACGGCCATCACTGCAACTGAATTCTTTAATACTACAGACTACGCGGATTACATTGAAGAATTACTAGATTTCATCGACCCAGATCTGCATGATGCTATGGAACAAATACTATATAGAGACTCACAGGATCAAGGAGATTTGCAGTATGATATTTATGACCTACTCAAATAAATTTACGAACGGAAACAGATATATAATAAAAGAACAAAAAAATAAACTAGAACAATTATGGCATTAAGTCCTCAATTACAACAGTTCAAAAGCTCAGGCGTATATCGTCTAGAGTTTGACAAATCACAGACTGTTAACATCCCAGCTGAGACTATCAGATTAGTTGTAGGTAGATCTAAAAAAGGTCCTTACAATACTCCAGTTTTCATCGAAGATGTAGAACAGTTTATCCAAGTTTTTGGCAGCATTGATAAGTCTTTGGAAAGAAAAGGTATGTTTTTCCACAGATCAGCTATCGAAGCTCTTTCAAGAGGACCTATCTTAGCCTTGAACTTAACAGCGGCAGACGAAGATGATACAGTTTCTATCGTTTCTCCAGCTACTAATTCAAGCCAAGAAGGTTTAAGTCACGTTAACTTAACTTCACAGTACAGTGAAGTATTTGATACTGACAAATTCTGGACACCAAACGACGCTAAATTATTGGCAGCGGCTGGTAACGAAGATGAAGCTTCAAATCACGCAATTTCTTTTGTAAACATCAAGCAGACTCCTATCACTATTATCGTTAGACAAGCGGCTAACACTGATGGTTTTAACATGACTGCAAGAGAATGGTACGGTGAAGGTAATATCCCTGAAGGTATCGATGATCTAGACTACGTATCAGACTATATGGTTGACGTATTAGTTTTCAAAGGTAAATTTAATGCGGCTGAATTAAACAACGATCCAACTTACGGTACTTACTTTGACAATAAAGGTCTTTTCAGATCAGAACTTGCTAAGTTTGCTGGTTTAAGAGAAGTTGAGTTGTTAGCACAATACACTGGTTCATTGATTCCAGAATTTATGGACAATGAAGGTCGTCAGTTGTTTATCGAAACTTTGATTAATATCGAAGCAAGAAGAACTGGCTTATTCTGTGCAGTTAACGAAGACGCTTTAGCAGCAATCGATTTAGTTGGTACAGATTTCAACATCTACCAAGACTACCAATTACTTTCACACAGAGTTGATCAAGAGGTTTCTATTGATCCTGTTGCTCTTAACTTACAAGTTGAAGTTATGGATGGAGGTGATATGAAAATTACTGGTATTACTAAAGCTCTTATCGAAGCAGCACCATACAACGTAACAGTTGGTAAATTCTTAAAATCAGCTATTACTGGTGAATACTTAATGATTGAAGGTGTTAATGATGATGGTAACGGTAATGTAATTATCAGCACATCTGAAGGTAACTTTAATAAAGCAGTTTACGAATCATTTGACGGTGACGCTAACAACGTTGCTCCAATGGTATTCGGTACAAACGTTGCAATTACAGTAGATCCTGCTGATGGTGGTTTAATCTTCGATATTCCATTTGCTAACATTACTAGCCAAGGTGCATTAATCTCAGGTAACTTCTTACCTAGCGCTACTGCTGGTGAATATGTAGAAATTTCAAGTGTAGATACAAACTACGATTCAGCTACTAAAATCAAAGTATCTCCAGCAGGAGGCGAGGCATTCTCTTCAGACTTTGATAACATCACAGCTGCAAGCATTCAACCATATGTAAGAGCAGCTTCAGCTACTCTAGAATTGGCAACAATCGATCCTAACGCAAGAGCAGTACTTTTCCCTGGAGTTAATACTTCATACACTTGGGAAGATTTAGGTGCTGGTCAATTTGCATTCTCAATCACAGGCGCTGATACATTTGATTGGTCAGAAGTTAAAGTTGGTATGTATGTACCAGCTGACGGCGGTAAATTAGCTAAGATTAAGAGAATTATCAAATCAGTTGACGGTTCTGTAACTACTTACAAATTTGAGTCACACAGACCAGTTTCTAGCAGACCAGGTCATGCTCTTAAGAGATACGAAGATTCAACTGACGTTTACACAATGTTCCCACTTGATGGTGCAACTCAAAGCGACAAACTAATCGCTGAGTTACTAACAGCTATTAAGCCAGGTACAGGTTTAGGTAACGCATTGATTGACAAAGATAACATTACATTTAGATATGTTGTTGATACTTTCGGTTCATTAGAGAACGGCGGTCTACTTAACAAAGAAGAGCTTGCTTTCCTTTGTAAAGAAAGACAAAACGCTTCAGCTATCTTGAACGCTCCGATGATCAAAGAATTCAAAGCTTCAACTAACCCATCATTCTTAGACGAAAACACAGGTGCATTCAGCACTAGATACGTTGCAACTGGTGGTAACTTGAACTTGAATCCATCGGCACTTTACACTCTACCATCGATCAGCGAAGGTGCGAACTACGCATTCTACTACGGTCCTGGTTTGAATGTAATCGAGAACGGAAGAACTAAGGTGATCCCACCTGCAGCTTACGTATCTAACAACTACATCGACAAATACACTTCAGCATTGCCATGGTCAATCATCGCAGGGCCAAGAAGAGGTGTTGTAGGTGGTACAGGCGTACAATCTCTAGAATTTGCATTCGACAAAGACGATAGAGACGTACTTGAACCATTCGGTTACAACCCAATCGTATTTGAAAGAGGTGTAGGTTTGACAATTAAAGGAAACAAGACAGCTCAGCAGTCGATTCAATCGGCATTGTCTTCAGCTCACGTGAGAGAAGCGATGATCTACATCGAAGACGGTTTAGCAGAGATCTTGAAAAACTACTTGTTCGAATTCAATAACGCTCAAACAAGATTAGAGATTAAAACTTTGGCAGACAACTTTATGGAGTCAGTTAAGAAAGACGGTGGTGTTTACGATTACAGAAACATCATGGACGGAACTAACAACACCACTGAGGTTATCGACAACAACATGGGTATCCTTGATACTTACGTTGAGCCAGTTAAAGGTCTTGAAATCTTAGTATCGAGAGTAACAATCTTGAATACGGGCGAAATCGCAACAGGTAACTTTGCTTAATAAACGAGATATATAAATAAAACAAGATAAAGATTATGGCTTTACCACATTATTCAGAAGATCAAACTCAGAAAAAGGGCAGAAACTTCGAACCAGTACAGGCTAACCTATTCGAGGTGACTATTTTGCCTCCTGATGGCGTTGCTGGTCAAGAAATGTTACTACAACATGTAAACTCTATTTCAGGTATTGACGCTCTTCACAGAGAAGTAGCAGCCGTTGAGCAGAAATATAAATTCGCTACCAGATCTTTTGCTGGTATGCCTGACGGTACTGCAATCGATGTAACTGTTAACTTTACATTGAACTTAAACGATTCTAACCAAGCGTACTTGTACAAAACTATGAGACAATGGTACAGAGCTCAGTACAATCCTGAGACTGGCGAAATGGGTCTTAAGAAGAACTACGTAGGTACAATTGTTATCGTACAGTTCAACAGAGAAGGTGACATTTACAGAAAAGTAACACTTGATGATTGTTTCATCACTTCAGGTATCGGTTTCACAGGTGAATTAAACTATGAAACTGCTGATCCACAAACATTAGAAATCACTTGGAGATCTGATCTTTGGGCTGAAGAATTGAACTAATAAACTACTTGGAAGGAGAGGACGCCAAGCGACTTCTCCTTCTTTTTTGCACAGAAAATATAATATATTATTAAAATACTAAAATATTATGAATAACACCAAATTAACCAAAAAGCTTCAAGTTCTCTTAACTGAGGACGAAGTGCGTGAGGTTAATCGGGTTATCTTAAACGATGCTTTAGAATCTGAAACTCGACCTATTTCAGTCAGCGCATGGATAAGAGATCTTATTCAGCGAGAGTTAAAGTCTAAAACTCCCGATCAAAAATCAATTGTTAAACAAACGCTTAAAAACCTAAAAGAAAAATAATATGAGTGACGAATTAAACAAAAACGAAGAAGAAATGGCAAGAGCCTTGGACGCTAAAGATGGTATTAACAAAACCATTGAAACTCCAGCTGAAGACGTTTCTGAAATGGAAGCAGTAATTGATTCTACTGGATTAGGTAGAGTTAATATGCAAAACTTTGGTCCAGCTAAACCTGAAAAGTCTGATGACATTTTAGGATGGCATGTTCTTGACCTTAATGAACTACCGTCTAAAGGTAAATTCTACCCAGCTGACACTGTTCTTAAGATTAGATCTGCAAAGGCAGCTGAGATTAGACACTTCTCAACTATGGATGATAATAACTACATCGACATGGAAGAGAAACTTAATCACGTTGTAGCTTCATGTTCTCAAATGACTGGCAATGGTAAAAAACTATCTTACAAAGATATTCTTGAAGAAGATAGAATTATTTTACTATTGAGCATTAGAGATCTAACTTTCCCTGAACCAGAAAACAAGTTGATCCTTAAAGGTAAAACTGAAAAGACTAAAAAGTCAGTTGAGATTGAACTTTCAGTTAAAAACTTGGTTCCAACTGAAATCGTAGCAGAAATTGAAAAGTATTACGATGCTAAAGAAAGAACTTATGTTATTCAAACTAAATCAGCGGGTGAGGTGCATATGAAGCCACCAACAATCGGTGTGATGGAAGAAGTAACAAGTTATTTAAGAGATCGTCAAGAAAAAGAAATTGAAATTGACAAGGCTTTTATTCAAATATTGCCTTACACTGTATCTGATTGGAGACAATTGTCTTTAACTAAGATCTTTTCTTTAGAAGTAGACTACAAAGCATGGGACGATAGAAAGTACATGATTATGTACAGGCTAGCAGAAAAAATGAGAATTGGTGTACAAACCGAACTTTATGCGGAAGTAGATGGAGAACCGGCGAAAGCCCCTCTTGATTTCCCAGGTGGCATCAAAAGTCTTTTCATTATTTCAGATCTCTCTGGAGAACTACTTTAAGACAAAGTTCTACCTGGGCATACATCTTAGAATGCAACCCTCGGAGAT